GATGTTGTGGTGCCTCCCGGGTGATGATGGCCGTGTGAGCAATATCCACCGTAGGTGCAATACGAAAGGGGGTGTAAGCATGGCAACGAGAGCAAGCCCGAAGGGGTCGGATGGTGCGTTGTCTGCCCGTCAAGTTCGATATGTGCAAATTCTTGCCGATCCCGCCAATGCTGGTCGCTCGGCCAGTTCTCTGGCCCAAGAACTCGGGGTCAACAGAAAGACTATATATCGCTGGAATGAGGATTCCAGGGTCCAGAAGGCCATCGAGCACGAGATACGCAAGCATTCCTTCAGAATGCTCCCATATGCTTGGGATTGCTTGCGCGAGCGCATGCAGAAGGACACGCAGGCCTTAAAATTATACTTCAGCTTGGTCGGCCAGCACCGCGATCAGGTCGATGTTAGCGGGCCAGGTGGTGGGCCAGTGCAACTGGCGGCACTGCGGGACATGTCGGATGAGGATCTGCAGGCCCTGGTCGAGGCAGACTGATCGTGTTACGATTCCACCCACACACAGGGGTGCATCCAGGGGTGATAGGGCCTCAGCCCCTATAACATCGGGGTTCCCGGGATCAGGTGAACGTCCGAGAATGGGTATTACGTCAACCAGCAGGAGAATCTGGACGGATTCTCAGCCTGTTGGTGGCTTTATTACCAGCCTGGGCCTGGGGGTAGGGGCAGGGGTCGACCCCACCCCCCCCACGTGCGTCGCTCGGGGGGTCGATGGAACAGGGACGTTAAGAGATATCCAGTCGGTAAATACTCACCCCCCTCATATAACCCCCAACACACTCCCCAAATCACCCCAACACACCCATTTCACCACCTCACATTCCGTCACCCATACCATACCATTCCCCGCACTCTTTTCTCCTCATGTTACTCCTAAAACTACCCCAAGAGGCCATCCAAAAGGGGGGTGTATTCTCGTATATCTCCCCGGGAAAATATTATAAAAACCTCGGAAATAAGCCCCCAATACATGTTTTTCCATTACTGGGAATTTGGGAGGGCAAATTACTTGTATTCACCCCGTGTAAGAGGGGCATTTTTTTCCCATTTTATCGCAAAGAGGTTTTTTCACCAAATTTCCAGTTGAGGTGATCACTTTTGCCAACATCTTCCTTCCATAGGGAGTTCGAAATCACCAAAAAAGAGACTGTAGACAGGCTTGAGGAGTATGTCGCTAGAGAGGAAAAACTCGAACAGACCATTGAAACCCTCCAGGAAACCATCAGGAGGATGTCTGAGAGTGATTCTCAAGGCACAGGGAGGAGTTGTGAACTCTTTTCTCTTAGGCCACAGGAAAGTATTTATAAGCCCCCGGGTGAAAACTGCGGAAATTGCCAAAATTGGGCTGACAAATGCGAGAGAGAGGATGAGTTATGAGCGTTCATAAGGCACGAGCGGATGAATTAAACGAAGCTTTGGGTGAAATGCAGTGGGAAGCTAACCGCACTAAGGGAATTATGGTGAATATGGGCAAAGAACGCGAGGAATTGCACGCAAAGTTAAAACGTGCGACCGAACTACTTTCAAGAGTGGAGAATGAGGTTGGTGAGAGTAGCAAATATCAGATACAGAGATTCCTAAAGGGGGATTATGAGTAAATGTGTACATTATGCATACATCGTGCAGTCTGTAAGTACGCAGATACAGCGGAAATAAAGAAGGATGAACTCATTAACAAACTAAACGAGATCAATTCTTCCCTTAAAGACACCCCGTTAGCTGTAAGTATGCGTTGCCACGAATTCAAGACTTAGGACTGGTCTTGATGGTAAAGACCTCATAGAAAAGCAACTTAAAGAGTGGATGAGGCCAGAAAATCTCAAGATAGAGCATTTTCAGGGGACTTGAGGCAGATTTTGCCTCCCATATAAGCACGAAAACAATGAAAGTGAGGAATTATTATGCCAGAAGGTATGGAAAGATCAGCAGGAGTAGGGGATATGGCACAAATGCAAGCGGAGATTGAACAGCTTAAGATGATGGTGGAGGCATTAGCGTCCTCAGTTATGGGTGGAGAGCAAGGACCGCCTCGTGGAGGACCACCAATGGGGCCGCCTCCGCAAGGAATGCCACCCGGTGGAGCACCAACGGGGCCGCCACCTGATATGCCGCCCCGAAGGTAATATTGGCGTACTATAAGGGCAACATTAGTGCACAAAAAAACGTCGGGTTTAGCCCCTATACTACGGGGCTTGCCCGATTTGTGTGCATCACTAAAACGTCACTAAAACACACAAACAAGAATGAAAAGAATGAGAAGAATGAAAAGAAGAAACATATGGGCCGCCTCACCAAGAAGTAATTATTTGGGTGCGGCCAATTCACTTGGAGGGGAATCATGGATAGGACGGAGTTGGTACAGCAAGCTACAACAAAGGTCGCAAAGAAGTACAGCCAGTGGTATAGCAACTGTGCCCAATTTATCCAGGAGGCGGTCAAGATAGAAGACCGTGACTCCCCGGATATCACAATACCGTTTGAGATGTGGGGCGGTCAGAAGGATGCCCTGGACACCATACTTAGTAATCGGTTGACGGTCATCATGAAGGCTCGGCAGTTAGGGTTAACGTGGTTAGTCCTCTCGTATGCTATTTGGATGATGGTTTTCAAGCAGGGTTTTTCGGTAGTAGCATTATCAAAAAGAGAAGACCCTGATGCTAAAGAATTAGTGCGGCGAATAGGATTCATTCTGAAAGGCTTGCCCAAGTGGTTGATTCGTGAGAAAAAGATGGCACCAAAGGATTGGCAGGGCTTAACGTGGGAGGTGACTGTCTTATCTGCTACCATCCACCACCCCGGTGGTCAACCCTCCACATTTCAATCCATGACGGCATCCCCGGATTCTGGTCGCTCGTTTACAGCTAACCTCGTAATCTTGGATGAGTGGGCCTACCAGATGTGGGCGAATGAAATCTGGACAGCGGCCTACCCGACTATCAACCGTCCAACGGGCGGTCAAGTAATAGGTCTTTCGACTAACCGTAGGGGATCGTTATTCGAGTTTACCTTCAGGGAGGCTATGCGTGGGGTAAACGGGTTTGCTTATGTTTTCCTACCATGGAATACAGACCCACGCAGAGACGATGACTGGTATGAGGCAACGAAAAAGGCCTTACCCAGTGCGGTATTACAGGAATATCCAGCCACTGTAGAGGATGCATTTAGTGCGGGTGAGGGGACGGCATTTCCTGAGTTTTCCCGGGATGTGCATGTCATCGAACCATTCGATATCCCTCACTGGTGGTATCGTTGGAGGGCAAATGATCCGGGTTATACAGATCCCTTTTTCTGGTTATGGTTTACCATAGACCCCGATGGGATTGTTTATGTTTACAGGGAGTATACGAGGGAGCGGTCGGAGGATCGTGTGACGTACTCCGCTCAAGCTAAGAAGGTTGTTTCGATGAGTAAAATGAAGGATGAGAAAGATAAGAATGTGGAAGAGAACATTGCCTTCACTGTGGTAGGGCGTGACGCTTTTACCAGGCATCCTGAAACGGGTAAGGCTATCGTGAACTACTACCACGAGGGTGGAGTGACGCGGCTCATCGAACCACCGAGGGACAGGTCGACCGACAGGATCCATCGAAAGGCAGTTGTACATGAGTATTTAGAACCCTATTTGGACGGGAATCACGAGGATAAACGCACCGCAAAGGTGAGGATATTTGACACTTGCACTAAGTTGATTGAGTGCATCCCGTTGCTGGTCACGGATGATCATGATCCCGAAAAGGTTGGGGATTCAGAGCATGACCATGCTTATGATACGTTCGGGATGGGGTTGCAGGCATGGCACTCCAGGGGGAGTAAGAAGCCCAACGATGAACATGTAAACCCGATCAAGGAGCATAAAGAAAGAAAAGCGCGTGGAAAGAACAGAAGGAAGTTGACGTAGGGGGTGTGAGGATGAGAAATATGATACGGCCTGATACAAGGCCGAGTAGACCAACGACAATCCAACCGCAAATGGCAAACCAATATACCGGGCCTTACGGAACGCCGCCCAAAGACTATGCCCCGGCACCTTATTGGTATATGAAAGCACAAAAAGAAGACCCTATGCAGACGGCAATGCTGAGAGCATTTCAGGGTGCGGGAAAACCCGTGCAAAGTAAGGTTAACCACCAGCGTAGGCCGTCAGATGCGATGAGGGGATTTTAGGAGGGTAAAAATGAAGGCAGAGATTTTTTCAAACAAAGGGATGAAGGTGTTTTGTGACACCTATCTGTGTAGAACCCCGGCACAGTATTTTGTCGGCAGTCCCAAGGGGCCGCTGATGTTATTGATGAACCTGTGCCAGGATTGCAGGGATTCCATCCTAAATACGCTAATCGACCAGGACCGACAAGGGTTGTCAAAGCGGATAGAGGAGTTAGAGGCCTCTGACCGCATTAACAAGGAGAAAAAGGAGCATGGTGGTAAGGAATTCCCCTGTAAGCACTGTGGGGAAATATATTGGTCACCCAGGTCCCTCGGTGCCCACGTAAAGATGTGCCCTGAGAAGAAGAAGGATGGTGAGGCATAATTGTTTGCTGAGATCCTATCCTTTGTCCTGTTAGCGGTTGTTGTGTTTCAACAGTATTGGTTTTATCGTGAACGCAATTCATTATTGAATATGCTGGCGGCAAGGGACTGGAGCGAGTTCTACAAAGGAACCAGCAACAAGCCGCCTCCAAAGAGTAGAGGAACTATAAAATTTGACGAGCCAGATCGCGGAGGAAACGAAGGGGGTGAGTAATGTTGCTAGGCTCAAAAAAAACAGATCGGGAGAAAGCAGGACTTGTATCCCAGGGTTCCCTCGTTTCGTTCGTGGAAGAAGAATTTACTAGACGGCAGAAGGAACGGATGATTTACGAACTCCAGTGGCAGTTGAATATGAATTTTGTAGAGGGTAACCAATATGTAGATATCGACTCTTACCGTATGGCTATTGAGGAGATTAAGAAGATGTATTCCTGGCAGGAGCGGGAAGCGTTTAACCAGATAGCCCCTGTAGTGGAAACTCGGATTGCTCGCCTGACTAACATGAAACCTATCCTGAAAGCACGGGCATCGACAAGTGACGCTAAGAGTGTGCGCTCTGCCCGGGTAAGTTCACAGCTTTTAAGGAACCTTTATTATGAGCAGGGTATCATGGAGCAGATGGCCGAGGTTTATACGTGGTCGGAAACTACGGGAACCTGTTTTCTGAAAACAGTGTGGAACCCCGATAAAGGACCGATTTCAGCTAAAGTCCACATCCTGAAGGAGAACGAGGATGGTGAGATGGAGGAATTGGAGGAGGAAGTCCGGGAGGGTGCCATGGAAACCGTTGTGGTACCACCCCATGAGATATTTCCTGATAGTAACTTCCGAAACAATATTGAGGATTGCCGTAGCATTATCCACGCAAGGGCCATCCATGTCGATGAGATTGAAGAACACTGGGGGGTGAAGGTTGATCCCGAACCTTCCAACTCTGTTAAGTTGCAGAAATCCGTTACGGGGAAGGGATTTAGCGGTGGTTTTAGCTATTTCTTTACCAGTTCCCAGTTGGAGAATCACGCCGTAGTTAAGGAATATTGGGAGCGTCCTACCAAGAAATTCCCCAAAGGGAGATTAATTACCATAGCGAACGGCAAACTTCTTTTCGAGGGGAACTTGCATTACCCGGTTGGGGAAGACTACGACCTGATTATCCCCATTAAACGAGTGGTGTCCATTGGGCGGCCCGGTATTATATGGGGTCGGTGTGTGGTCGACCGACTAATTCCCGTTCAACGCAGATACAATGCCCTGCGTAACCGTAAGGCAGAGTTCCTGAACCGAGTAGCTATTGGTCAGTATCTGGTGGAAGAAGGTTCGACTGACCTGGATGAGTTTGAGGAGAATATCGGACAGCCGGGGTATATGATTGTCTACCAGAGGGGATTCAACGCACCCCAACAGGTCAGGAACCAGCAACTACCGACTGCGTTTGATACAGAGGAGCAAGCCTTGTTACAGGAGATTAATGTTTTCTCTGGTACATCTGATCTCTCAAAACAGTCGAAAGCACCCCCGGGTGTTAAGTCCGGGGTCGCGATGAGTATTGCCCTGGAACAGGATGATACTCGACTGTCAAGGACAGCAAAGAATGTGGAGAACTTCCTGATTGAGAACGGTAAAATGTGGCTCAGGTTCCATCAAGTCTTTGTGACGGGCATGCGGGTCCTGAAGGCGATTGGCGATGACAATATCGTTGAGTATATGGACTGGACAGGCTCAGACATTTCCTCAGACGATATCTATATCGAACCCTTTAGTGCCTTAGCAGAATCCCCGGCACAGAGAAGGCAAATGGTTTTTGATCTGTTAGCTTCGGGTCTGTTCCATAATGAGGAAGGTATTTTGGAACCATCTATGAAGAGCAAAATCTTTGAGATGATCGACTTGGGCAACTGGGAGACTGCCGATGAGGAGAACCAACTCCACATGGCTAAGGCCGATAGGGAGAATCAAGCCATGGAGAACGGCAGACCACAACCAGTCCATGCATACGATGATCATCTGGTCCATATACAGAGGCACACCCGTCAAAGGTTGACTACAGAGTATGAGGAGTTAATAGCGGAAAATCCCACTATTGAGCAGATTTTCCAGGAACATGCAGACCAACACCTACAGTACTTGTTACCACCCCCACAAATGGGTGGGGAAGAACCTCAAGAACAGCCACCTCAGGTGGCTTTTTAAATTGAAGGAGGAATACTATGTTTACCGATAACCCGCAAGGGCCGGAAAGAGTGATTGATTTGCAACTATTTGGGGAGGAGCCTACGGAAACGTCCGATGCTCCCGTAGAACCTGTAGAATCGCAACCCCAGGCGACACAGGAAGAGGAACCGACTTATGAAAGTTTAGCAGAATTTCTGGAACAGTATGAGTCGGATGAGCCTATGGTAGAAGAACCCACAGAAATGCCCGAAGAGGCACTTGAGGGGAAAACGGCAGAAGAACAGATGATTCTGGGTAAATTCAAGACCCAGGAGGATCTGGTTGATGCCTACCAAGAGGCAGAACGGAGAATTTCCGCATATGGGCAAGATGGTGCGAAGGCACGGCAAGACCTGGAACAATTGCGTGGTCAAGTGTCGCAACTCCAGAGTTTTCTGACGCAACAGCGTTATCGGCAAGCCCAACAGCCGCAACAATTTCAACCTACGGAAGAAGAGATAGCGGAGCAGAACCAAAAATGGTTGGACAAGTTTTATGAAGACCCCTTGAACGCCTTGAACGAGGAGGTTGAAAAGCGGGTCAAGAAAGCCGTAGAGCCTATGCAAAGGGACTACCAGGTCCAACAGGCCCAGCGTAGATACCAACAACAGGTTGAAGAGGCACGGCAGAAGTATCCCGACTTTGATGATCTGCAACCACAAATGCAGGATATTGTCAAGGAACAGGGGCAATACATCGCATCCCTCCCCAATGCTGTTGAAGCTATCTACGGTATGGCAAAGGCCAGGGTGCCACAGTCACAACCACAAGACACCGAATCTCTCCTCCAGAACGAGGAAGTGCGGCAACGGATTCTCAAGGACGAGGGTATCAAGAAAGCGATACTCCAGCAGTACGCACAGGAGGTCAAACAGAAACAGCCGCCCCCAGTAATGGGTAAGCAAAGTGGTGAGCCTGCTTCTGCGCCCCCTGAACAAATTTATTCAACAAAAGACGCTAAGAAAGCGAGCCTGTCCTTTTTCCAACGCTTTGCCGGAGGAGGGCAGAAATAAGGAGGAATAGCAAATGAGTTACACAGGACTAAACATGTCAGCTATCGAAGAAGCCCTAAAGATTTACTACTTGGACGGTCTTCGGTATCAACTTAATGATAAGGCTTCTGCCTTGCTGGCTCAGATTGAAAAGAATAGTGAAAACGTAGTGGGGAAAGAGATCCGTATGGCCATGAGGTATGGTCGTGTAGGGGGTATCGGGAACCGTGCAGATGATGGCACCCTGCCCACCCCGAAATCCCGCCAGACCAAGCAAGCTGTTTGGGAAACCAAGAACATCTTTGCACGGTTTAGGTTGACCGACAAGACAATCGCCGCTTCGAAGAGTAACGTGGGTGCATTCGCCAATATGCTGGAGCAGGAGATCAGCGATTGCGAAACGGATGCTCGCCTGGATCTGTCCCGTCAGGTAATCGGGGAAGGTGATGGTGTCCTGGCTGTTGTTACTGGCACTCCCTCTACTGGGACCGATGTAACGATTACAGTGGACACCACGATGTATCTGGCAGAAGGAATGCTGATCGACTTTACGCACACTGACGGAACGATCCGTGGTGGCGACAACAAAGAAATCGAGATCAACAAGATCATCAGCGATACCCAGTTCGAGGTAGATGAACTGAAAACCACGTTGGTGAGCGGTGATAGGGTTTCGGTATCCGGGAACGTGTATGATGACAGTGGCTCCAAGACCTACGAACTAACGGGTGTGCAAGCTGTTGTGTCGACAGGTGGAACCCTTTATGGGATCGACCGTTCTGACTACCCCGTGTTCGATGGTGTCGAGGATACCAGTGTTGGCCAGATTTCCGAAGTCGGTATCCAGAAGAATATCGACCAGGTGGAAGTCGGCTCGGGTTCGGAAACAAACTTCCTGCTCTGTTCCAAGGGTGTGGCAAGGGCGTATCAGAACCTGCAAACGGCGATGAAACAGCACGTTAACACCTTGGAACTTAAGGGTGGTTGGAGTGCAATGTCCTATACGGGCGGTCAGCAAGAGATTGCCCTGGTGTCGGACAAGTATGTGCCCGAAGGTCTACTGTTCGGGTTGGATCTGAACGATTGGATGATGGCCCAAATGGGCGATTGGGATTGGCTTAATTTTCGGGTCAATAAAAACCCTACTAAATTCGGGGAACACCCAGAACGGGCAATCCCGAGCCAACCTCTTAAGGATGTAGCTTAAGAGGGGGTGTAACGACTGTGTCTATTGATAAGGCAGAGTTCAAGGGTCAACTTGCAGGTATGCTTTTAGGAGATGCAGGTATCTTTAAGAGTGGAGGTAAAAATGCTTACCTAACGATACAGCATACCGAAAAGCAAAAAGAATATTTACTCCATAAAAAGGTAATTCTTGAAAACTTAACCGCAATAAATATGAACGAATACAAGGGCGGGACTTACAGAAAGAACCCAAGCACCAATTACCGCATTAAAACACGTAGGCATCCCTTTTATACGAGGCTCAGGGATATTGTTTACAAGGATAATCACAAACAAATCAACAAAACATGGTTGTCATGGCTAACCGAGGAAGGGTTAGCTTTTTGGTATATGGATGACGGTTCCTTAAGTAAATCCCGTAGTTATAATAAAAGCGGTAAATACAGAATTTCCAGTAGGAGGATATATTTAAACACCTGTGATTTCTCTCTTGAAGAAAACGAGTTGCTATGCGACTTTGTGGAAAAGAAATTCGGTATCAAGTTTTATCCGAATAAGGCGGGGGAACATAAAGGAAAGGTTTATCACCGACTTGTAGCAGGAGCACAACAGTCTAACAAGTTCTTTGATATTATAAGACCCTTTATTATCCCTTCAATGGAATACAAACTTGATATGGAATATCAATAGGCGTACGTAGGGCACATGTTAAGTGTGAAGAGACAGTCTGAACCCTGTAGGGATACAGGGAGGTAGGCAGAAATGACCTACCCCTACCTAAAAGGTAGAGTAACAAAATGCGATAAAGATGGCGCAATGCTGTCCCGTGTTGCTGATCGTGCCGCATGGGAAGCTACTCTCGTGAAGTATTGTGACCTGGCTTGCCAGCGTCCCCGTGGTCAGTTCGTCATGAAAGGGATTACCGAACTGTAGAGGTTGAAATAGGGGGGTCTTTATGACTCCCCTTATTTCTTTTTATTAGAATACTGGAGGTGGAACAATGGCTATTGATATCACAGTGCAAAGACGAAAAAAGTTTTATAACGGCTTCATGGTGACCGCTGATATCGAACTGGATGATGATTATCCGACAGGCGGCTGGGAGGTTAAACCCTCTGATCTCGGCCTGTCTAACTTCGATATGGTCACGCTCGAGGATACCAGTGATTACATCCTGAAGTTCGACAGTGAGAACAACAAGATTATGGCATTCGACCTTTCGGGCGCAACCGACATTCTGGATGAGTTGGCGAATGAGTCTGGTGTTCTCGATGATGAAGATGTCCGGGTAATTGCAATAGGGTCATAATATGCAGTACCAGGAACATGTGAAGGACGGAGCATCGTTCGAGGCGTTTGTTTTCAAGGACTTTGTGGTGAAGGTGCCCAAGAAACGCAAGCACTGGCCTGACGAACGACTAGACCGGATGATTGCCATCCAGAATTATCTTGCGGAGCGGGTCGAGGGTGTTTTGCCTTGCTATCGTTTTGGGGAGGTTCTCGTGGCCCCAAGGGCACCGGGGAAGCGAGCAGACCGACTTGACAAGGACACTTGGCAACACATCGAAACGCTCCGTGACAGAATCGTTACAGAGATTCAGGAACACGGATATATCTTGAAGGATCTCGGGGAACGCAATGTCTTCTACGACCACAAAACGGACGAGGTGTATCTGTACGACTTCAACAACATAGAGGAAAAAGAAAAAAGGGGAGAGTAATCTCCCCTTTTTACTTTGGAAGGTAATATAGGAAATGTAATATTGAGGAGGTGGGATAATGGTTCCCTTTACAGCCAGTGTATCAGTAACAAGTGAAGCTTGCACTCTGACATTAGATACCCAAGGCAGGGAAAATGTTGGCACATATATTAAATCATCTGGTGACGCTGTTCACAAGATTCAGGTATCAATGGATGCAACAACTTTTTATGATTTTAAAACGATTACATTTGATGGTGGGGCTTCAGCAGAGCAAGAAGACGTTGATGTGAATACGTTGCCATGGAGGTATGTCAGGCTTGCAACGGAAACGGAAGATAAAGATCACACATATCATATAACCGCAAAGTAGGAGGGACAGTATGTGGCGTAAAACAGAAATAGAAAACAGGATTGCAGGTAAACCATACCTGAGACCTGTCTACACACATTCTCTAAATATACCCGAGAGGTTGCGGCAAAACGACCCCAACCTTTTCGTAGTTCGTAATTTGAAAACGAATAAGTTCGAGGTCCACAGCCTCGCCAACAAGGGGAGTAGTTTTTCCCTATCCGTTCCCTATAAGGAGTTGGATGCGAGGACTGAGACCTATGTTAGAAAGCAAGACCTGCGTAGGCACGGTATCCTGGTCTTTCAAGAGATGGAGAGGAAAAACAGGGAACTGGAAAAGCAAAACAAAAGGGACAGGCGTAACCGTGCCGAGGGGATCGCACAGGAAATTCATAAACCTGTTAGGAGATTGGCCTGGGAGGTGACGTAGGTGACAGTTAATGAAATTAAAACCCAGATTGAGGGGAAACTGGGTCTGAATTTTGATAATCAGAAAGTTGTAGACGTTTTCAACGAGGCTATGATGGATCTGGCTGAGGTGTTAAGGTTGGAGACGAGGGCTTATGCCGACCTCACACAGTCTCACGAGACGGTGAAATGGCCTGATAATATGTTCGAGCCGATTATGGTTAAGCTGGATAAGGTGGGTATAATCACACAGAGAAATATTGATGATAACAGCGAGGGATACCAGATATTCGGCGGCGAGTTTCACTTTGGGGATACTTTAAAGCCTCCCGATAAATGCACGATATGGTATTACCGCTATCCTGAAATGTTAACGGTAGAAGACATGGACGAGGAGCCTGACATCCCCAAAAGGTTCAGACATGCCCTGAAGTATTATTTTATCATCCAATATCAACAAGAGGACGAGGAACTCCAACTGGAAGAAGATTACATGCGTAAATACATGACTTTAAAAATGGAGATTGATAAGCACACTCGCAAGCAAAAGGGAATGCACAGGACACGGATTGCAAGAACCCGTGCCTGGAGATAAGGAGGAATTGAGATGGCTTTAAGACTATATCATGACGAAGCAGGTAACCAAGAGATAACGGCAGAGGATAAGGACACAGTTGAAGGGGCAGTCGTATCGGGTCAGACGCTGACCGATGAAGAGGTTCTCTGGCTGAAGAGTGATGACGCTAATTTGACATATGAAAATATCACTATTACCAGCACCAACACCCCGGGTGAACCTCCCGTAACAGTGGAATATGCCCTTGATGATGGGGCAGGGAACCCTGTGACTTACGCTGACCCTCTTACCGTTTCAGACGGTGCCTATACTTCAGCAATCAAGATTCACCGTAAGGCAGTATCCGAAAATATTACTGGTGCTTTTGTTCGCACCAACATTGAACACGAAGTTAAAGCTGATGAGTTTGTAGCTTAAGGGGTGGGATAAATGACAGAATTACTTAATTCCATAGCATATTCACCTATCTCCAAAACGAGTGGGGTTACCTTAATTGATGCGGCAGAAATAACGGTTACCGATATCACTAAATTCCCCGATGTTGCTACGGGGGAAGTGGGAGTAGCTGTCCTCTGTGAAGATGAAAGATTCCACTCCGATGATCCCACAGACTACGAAACCGTTACCTACACGGGGAAAGATACGAATGAGAATAAACTGACAGGAGTGACCCGTGAAGTTGAGGGCACAGCAAGAGAATGGCCCGATGAAACCGTTATCGCTTGCATTTTAACTGCAGAG